GCGCTGCATTCAGATTTAAACGGATATCTTCCATTGGCACTACTGCATTTGGCGCTTGCTCTTCTGGCACAATGAGTTCAGGTGCTGATACTTTGGCTAGTCGTCCTTTACCTTGCTCATAGGGGACTAACTGATCAAGTGTTAAATACGTTACCTTGCCTGCTGCATCACGCACCATTGCAAACTCTTTATCATGCTTACTAATAAACTCTACAAGTTTACCTGTCTTTGTATCTTGAAATAATTTGTGGTCAGCCATATCTTTGGGGTACACTTCTTTTATTATAGGCACAAAAAAAGAGCCCCCGTAGGAGCTCTCTTGTTTGACTGATTTATAACAATCAGGTACCAGAACCAGCTTCAACTGCGTAAGGAATGTGAGCATCCTCAGCGTCAGGAGCAGGGGCAGGAACGTAGTAGCACACTTCAACCAAGATGGCGGAAGGTGAATTACGGCAAGCACCAGCAGAAGGATTCAACGAAGCGGTAGACACTTCATCGGTCGTGACCGTGATAGCAGTGTCAGTACCAAGAGCAGCAACGTTCAAGATGGAGACGAGCACAGAGCCCTCACCATTCTCGGGGTAGTAGCCATCAGCGTCAGCAGTGATTGCAACGCTAGTAGGCAGTCCAGTTGCGGCGGTGATCTTTGCAGTACCACCAACAGATTTCACACCAGGGGCAGAAATAGCTGTGCGGTAAACAGCAGCACCAGCGGGAATGACAAGAGGCTTGTCAACGCGGGGCTTGTCATCTTGACGAAGGTCAGGAGACAGAATGTAGGCAACGTGATCAGAAGCAGCAGGAAGCTCTCCATTAACCAATTGACCTTTCGTATCGGGGTTGAGCACGATGGCACCAACAGCACGATAAAACTCGACGCCAGGGATTGCCTCGACGCCTTGCTCACGATATGCGTTCAAGTGAGCAACATAATTTCCGGGGAAAATTGTAGACATAGTTAGTACTCCTATCAATATACGAAAGAGTAACCAACCGTGATGAAATCCTTATTAAGGGTTTCAAAACCGGCGAACAAGCTCCAGATCATGATGATGAAACGAGAGAAGTCATCGTTGTTGTTCAACAAGATTTGAGCGTTGTTACCACCAATACCTACGCCGACAGCCTGAGGACCGAAGAAGATCAACTGAGCAGCGCCGTAATCGGCAGCCGTAGCAGCTTCGTCAGTAATTGCCAGGTTGTAGGAAGTTTCAGGCAGGTTGGTGGACTCGAACCAGCGGACGCCTTCAAAGAGGAATCCGGTAGGCATCACGGGTTGACCAGCAACAAAGCCAGCTTGTCCGTATGCAGGACCCATGCCTTTATAGAAGTTGGCATTAGGTGCCAGACCTGGGTTCATGGGATCAACCATGCCCGTGCCTGGGTAACGTGCGATTTCGCGGAAGTCGCTGTTCTGACGCAGGTGCATCATTGCAGTGGGGTCCACGATGCAACGGTAGTAACCATCAGCGAAGGTAGGGACGTTGCGCTTACGCATGTCCTTAACGACTTCGAGAAGGTCGGTCTTAACATCAAACTTGGCAGATTCACCAGCTTCGTAGGTGACGCCAAGGGTTCCGAGACCGCCGTCATCTTTGGCTTTACCACCGGGGAGGTAGTAACCACCTTGCTCTGCAGATGATTGACCACAAGCTTCTGCTTTCAGCAGCTCGTTAGCAAACACCCGATCGCGCCAACGACGATAGTCATCGAGCAGCGTGAGTGAACCAATGGATTGGTGGAAAACGTTCAGGTTGCCAGTATCAAGCAGCAAACGCTGAGCGGTAATAAGGGTCTCGCGAGCTACCTTGAAGGTAGAAGGCTGAGTTGCATCGCGGGAATCAGCAGGGCCGGTGTACTCACGCAGAGTAACGAGCACTTTGTCCTTGACGATGTTGCGTGCGGAGGCGGATCCAAGTGTTTGGTCGGCGGTCCGCTCACGGGACTCCTTGGTGCCAGGCTTACCCCAGAAGCGGTAACGATCAAGCTGCACGGTCTGACCAGGCTGCTTAGAGAAATCGTGTACAACTACGGGCTCAACTGCCATCTCAATGATGTAGGCAGGATGAGGACGGTAAAGTTCTGCACCAAGAAGCTTCGGAAAGTCATTATCAATCCACATGGATTAATACTCCGTAAGCTAAAAGGTTTATAAGTGACTTCGACAGGTCACATATATAGATATTAATGTGTGTTGTTATACTTATGTATATGTACCCAAATATCTTGTGGTAAATGGATTTTATTAATGACAAAATTTGGAAACCTATTCATACTTTGCCAGGGTTTGAGTGCTGTATTGAGTACTACGTCAACGAAGCTGGGCTTGTTAAAAGTACTAAAGGTGTTATCGAGCGTATCCTTAAGCAGCGTGTCAATAAGAATGGTTATTCTCAAGTTAATTTGACGCAACGAATTGGACGTAAGCAGACAATTACTACGACAGTACACAAGCTAGTGGCACTTGCATTCTTAGAACAGCCTGCTGCAAGTCCTGGTAAAGCAAAGGGGTGCAGTCGTATTAAGCACATTGATGGATGTAAAACTAATAACTCAGTTGATAATCTTAAATGGACTAAAATAGAAGAAAGTGATAACTAAACACAATGGCTGATAGTCTGGTTCTTACTGGTGTTAAGGACGTTAAAAAGCACACCGGCACTGAGATGCTTCTCACACGTCCCAAGCGTGGAGGTGATACACATTCCCTCAAAGAATGGTGGAAAGGTGGTGGTGTAAGTACTTGTTATGTTGAATGCTCAGTATTTGATGTAACTACTGCATCTGGTACTGTCAAGCTGGTGCTTGATAGTAATAGCAGCACTAACGTTCGTATTGACCACGATGGTAACTTTAACTTTACCTTTATTGGTATCAATGAAGTTGCACGTGGCGCACTCTTTACTGAGTCGTATGAGTTGATTGAGCATTACGTATTCCCACGTATCAGTGGTGGCAAAGTAATGACTGTTACTCCTGCTGGTGGTGCTAGCCGTCCTAACGTTCCTGTGCCTCCATCTGGTGTGGTGACTGGGGCTGCAATCTCTGATGCTGGTACCGGATATGGTGCCGGTCAGAACGGTGTATCCGTTAATGGCGGTAGTGGTTCAGGTATGACAATCAACTATGGCTCTGACGGTGACGCTATTAACTCTGTAACTGTTGTTAGTGGTGGTCAAGACTATGTGAACGGTGAGACCGTGACTGTCCCTGGTGGTAATGGCGACGGTGAGTTAACCGTTACTGTTTAACGGCAAAGGCTATATCGCATAGCATTTACTTCTGCTCCAGATAAGTATTCTTGCCCTATGACGCACTTGACGTTGTAGGGCAATCTTCTTGTGTTACGGGCGTGGAAGCCAATATAAAAGTAATCGTTTAAGCGAACGTACATCTTGTCGTACGGATGCTCTTGCCTTTCTTTGGTATACAACCGTACATCAAACCAAGCATCAATGTACTTATTACCAGTCTTCAAGTTTTCTAAGTCAACACTGATATAAGCATCTGATTTGCCACCTAGACTAGAGCGTCTAATCAACGCAGGGTCATAAGTATTGACTGTAGTTAAGTCTTTACTCTCATCAATCTCTGCTGGGAAATATGTGTTGAGTACACTTAAATCCTTTTCAGTAATCATCGCACATTCCCAACCTGGCTCTTCAAAGCAGGCAAATGCGTAGTCCTGATTGATTGCTACTTCTACACGAATAAAATGATTCTCTTTCCCAAATAACCCAACTGCATCTTGGTAGTTAATTTCAAATGGAATAATTGTCACACGATCTTTCTGCGGTGAGTTGATTGAACCACCTTCTGCATAATTTAAGGACTTATTGCAAGATGTATACTGTGGCATGGTGCTGTCACTTGCACCATAGATAATATGTCTATCTAGGATGCGTTGTGTGACATCCTTCGCACCCTCGTTCATGAGATTATTGCATCTGTTACTTCTATTGTAATTTACAAATACTCATTGATTTCATCAGAGTTAGCACGCAATGCTCTTAATGCTTTGTGCTCTAGCGTACGCACACGGTCACGGCTCATATTAAGCACTTGTCCAATAGCAGTCATCGACATTGGCTCAAGCATTTCATCACCAATTCCATAACGCATTGCCACTACAGCACCTTGCATTTCAGGTAATTCTGAAATTAATTCACGGATATCTTCTTTGATGTACTGACGCTCAAGGATGAGTTCAGGTAACTGTGTCTCATCTTCAAGCAGGTCAATCAGAGCTGTATCTCTGTTCTCACCAATCTTGATTTCTAGTGATGTTGGCTGACGTGCCTTACACATTAAATCTTTAATCTCATCTACAGTTAGGTCCAGATGTGCAGCAAGGTCAAACACATTAGGCATCTGACCATTCATCTGACTTAGTTCACGCTGGGCTTTTTTAAGTTTGTTGAGGTTCTCAGTAATGTGGATCGGCAGGCGGATGGCTCTGCTCTTCTCCGCAATCGCCCTTGTAATGCCTTGTCGAATCCACCAATATGCATAAGTAGAGAACTTATAGCCACGACCAGGATCGAACTTCTCCACACCACGGACGAGTCCGATTGTTCCTTCTTGGATAATGTCCAAGAGCTCCATATTACGCTTGGTATATTTCTTTGCGACAGAGACAACAAGACGAAGATTAGCGGTAACCATCTTGTCTTTTGCTCTTTCGCCATCACGTAGTTCTTTTTTAATTTGTTTCTCGGTGAGGTCCATTGCTTCAGCTAGTCCTTCTGTATCTAGCTCTAGCTCTTTCTTCATCTCCTTAAGTACCATCATACGTTGTACTTGGCGACCTAAAAGGATTTCCTCATCGTGTTCCAGAAGTGGGATACGTCCGATGTCACGCAGGTAGGAACGTACTGAATCTCCTGAAAGTTTTACTGACATATTATGCTTTTTGGGTATACTTAACTGTAGCCTAATATTCTAGCTTCGTCAACACTTAACCGTGTAATCTTGCATACCTAAGTGACTTTTTAGGTTGCTCTCCATCTTCCATAGACTCCACAGCCATTGCCTGCGCTGCGTGTTCGTTAAATCCTTTCTCTTTATAGATAGATTCTGCCTCTTGATATTTCTCAACACTACTTTCAAAATCTTCGCCGTGAGTAAGCATCTCAGCAGTCATCTGATTAGCTGCCTGGTCAGGCACGCCATCAGTCTTTAGATGCTTCCAGATTGTCTGGAATACTTCCGGGTCTTGTTGTGTTTCTTGTCCAGCTAAACGCACGGTATAAGTATTAGCAACCTATACCGATTGTAATAGATTTACATTCCCATCTGGTTCTGTGCCAGGTCAGGGTTCATTCCCACTGCCATTGCTTTACCAGTTGCGATGCTGTTGCGAACTGCAGCACCTTCAATATCACCCATCTGTGACATGTACTGTGTGGCGGGAGAGCCGAGCACTTCCATTACTTCAGCCTTACGCTCGTTAGCAAAGGATGCAGCTTTAAATTCTTCGTTGTCAGATACAAGCTGTTGCTTACGTACGCCTTGTACTGCGTTTGCTTCAGCCTGAGGAATCATTGAGCCTTGGTTCTGACCCATGTTCTGCATGGCCAGACGCTCATTGTTGTATGGCTGACTGTTAACACTAGGCTTGGACGAGCCGCCTTGGTCAAAGGAGTTTGGTCCTGGAGGTGCTGACGTCCGGTTCATGCCTTCAAGTCCACGCATTGCGCTGGACTGTGGAAGCATTTGCTCTGCAATAGTATAAGGATTAGCCATTGTTTAATTGATTCTCATATATACATTGTAAGGGGATACGTTATGTACCCCCTCACGTTTTTATCAGAGGTCTTGGATCATCATCTTCTGCTGGAAGGCAGCTGGAGGAGCCTGTGACAGGACCTTCCATGCATCTTCAGGGTTTGCATCCATCATCTCGGAGAACCCACCCCAGAAGTCATTAGCGGCGTTTGCCTGACGACCTGGTGTTGGCATCTCTTGGATAGGACGTTGGAAGTTCTGGGGAACCTGACCTTGCTCTTGGGCGAGGATTTCAGCTTCGAACTGTGCACGTGCTTGCTCGTTAGCAAGTTCAGCGGCTTCGCTTTCGGTCAGCGTTGGATAAGGACCTTCTGCACCGAAGAAGTCGTTGACATAGTCAGCCAGGACGTCGGGGTCGGTGAGCATGAGGTTCATTGCTGCACGCTCTTCACCAGCTGCTTCAAGCACCAAAGACTGATGCTGACCACGCTGCACTTGCTCGATGAGGGCATCCTCAACGGCACAGGCATAGGTGTTCAGAAGGTTGGGAGCTTCAGCACCAAAGTGCTCAAGAACTTCAAGACTTTCGTCGCTGATTTGACTTAGATACGCGTCCCGTGCCGGAGCCTGACTTTCTGCCAGAGCCGGAGCCGGTGCGGCCACCTGCTGCTGAAGCGCCTGCTGCATCAAAGCCTGGGTTGAAGCTTGGGGAGAGTAGGTCTGCTGCGCCGAATACTGGGCTTGCTGCTGAGGAGCCTGGGGCATTGAAGCCCAGCTGGGCTGAGTAGCTGCCTGGGGTGTTGGCGTCACTTGGTAAGCCGAGGGTGACACCTGGGCCTGGTACTGGTTGCTTGTATTCAAACTTGCGCTGAGCGCCTGGAACGCCTGCTGCCATGGATTGCCCGCCGGAGCCGAAGCCTGCGCTGCCGGGGCCTGTCCCTGGTAAGCCGGAGCCTGAGGCATTTGGGGCACCTGGACCTGATATGCCTGGGAGGCTTGTCCTTGGTTGCTCGCGTACTGGCTGTCCTGCGCTGGCGCGGCGTACGTCTGCGGGGCTGAGGCTTGGGGGGCGCTCGTCTGAGCTGTCTGGATGGTACTTTCCACTGTAACTTAACTCCTTACGTAAAAATTCGAGTGATCTATATAGGAACCCAGTGATATCTAGGTTGGGGTCAGACGCCAATGGAAGTTCTGGTGTCTGTGGATGCGGTAACTGATAAAGTTGACCGAGTAATGAAATGAAACTGTTAATACTTTGTTGAGTTTGTTGGACCATTCGGAAGGGGTAGCCACTCAACATTGCTGCCCTTTCTTCGTCAGTCTTACTTGGGAAGAGGTACTTAAGTGCTTCAATAGAATCCACACCCAGTTCCTGAAGGTTACGTACGACAATACTGTTATTAAGTATGTCTTGTGCGTCATCTTCAAAGATGTCACCCATCCAACGCCAGCTAACTGTAGTGCTACCGTCGGGGATTAAACCTGTTACTCCGTCAGGCATTTCGCCTGTGTCAAGTGTAACACGGATGGCTTTTTCTCTCTTCTGAGTGAACTTCTCCATAGCAGCAATGTGTTTCTCCATTGCTTCTGTGTATTCCTCAGGTGTCTGATATTCTTCCTGTAGAGGAACTACAGGTTGCTTGAGACCAATTGCAACTGCAAAGCTCTCTTTAAACATCTTCTCTTCATGCTGAATCATCAGACTGAAGAGTCTGCATAAGCCGTAGCTAAACAGTGCCTTTGCTTTCTTCTCTGCTGTAGCAGCACACCTGCCATACAGAGACTTCATTTCATATGCAGTAGAAGCAGTGTTGATGTCAATGTCATCTACACCACCCAGTGCCAGTCTGATTTCAGAGCGATACTGTTTGATATACATATTCTGGTCACCACTCACACTGTCAGGCGTGAGGTAGTTGACACGGTCAGTTGGCTCAAGGTTTGCGATTACTCGTGGCACCTTGATTTGACCATCTAAAGCAGACGCGCCACCAAACGGTTCACTGACTCTGGTGCTACTACGTCCAATAGCAGCAAAGCCTGCTTGACTACTAATGGTTGGACGGAAGCTACCTTCATCACCACTCTCAATAATGTCGTGTTTGGGTCGACTAGAGATGAGTGTGGGGTTGCCAAAGAACTTGAGGTTCTTACGGACGTTCTTGACTAGCTCATCATGATAGAGAATCTGATTGGCTAACCAATCAAACTCACCATTACCAGTAGCTTCACCAGTACAGTCCATGTGGTTAAACACTTCGACTGCTGGAATAAAACCAAGACTGTTCGTTAAGGTCTCGGTCTCACCTTGCATATTATTGATTTGAGCTCCCATCTCGTTCTCAAAGTCAATCTTCTCATTAGAGATTGTCTGTTCGATACGGTCACGGAATACTTTCAGTCGGATGTATTTCTTCTTACCACCTTTACCATCTGACCTTGCAAATGTATCAAGCAGATTAGGCTCTTGTACATTAAAGGTATAGATTAAGACGACGTTCTCAAGGTCACCATTCTGGTCACGATAAGCACGATAGTTTTCTTTAGGGAAGAACAGAAGCTGGTAGTCATCTCCTGACGGTCTGAAGTAGAACAGACCTTGTCCGTCACATAGGAAGTAATCAACAATACTGTCGAGCTTCATCTCAAGCATGTTGTGGTCTACAACACGTTTGATGAACTCTTTGCGATAACCAAAGCTATCTTGTTCTGCGTAGAACTCAAGTCCTTTACGCAGCATGAACATCCTCATCTGTGATAGATGAGAACTTACAATCATTGAATCAACAGCAAGGTCCCCACGCCGCTCTTTAGCAGCTAAGAGGATCTGTTCAAATTGACTGTTAACTTGATTCATTCTATAACTGCTTCATTAATAAATAGTCTAACGACTAATCTTTAAATCTTGCCTAGCTTTTTAAAGTCAGGAGTTTCAATAGGGTCTTGAGCCTCTGGACCTTTGAAGCTTTCTGGTGTGAAGTTATACATATCACCAAAGAGGTCTCCAGCCATCGTTGTACTACGAGCACGGCTGGCTTTAGTACGCGCTTTAATGCGCTGGTCTAGGTTATCAATGTTAATAGTTTGGTTAGCATCTGCTTTGTCAATTGCATCTTGAGCACGACCTTTGTTATCAAACTGCTTTTGATAATCCATGTTCTGGGTCATGTAGCGGTCTACAAATGAAGCACTACGTCCAGGGCTATCTCCATATCCTTTATGACCACCGTAGTAGCGGCTGTTATTAATGTTTTGAGTGATTGATTGGTCTACGTTATTGTTATCACCATTGATGGTGCTGTTATTTGTAGCAGCGTTTGCATTTGCAGTACCTTCAGAAACTGAAGTATTTACTTCTGCTGTAGAGCTTTTAGCTCCATCACTTGTAGATTCTTTTTTATCTGAAGAGCTAGTACCAAAGACGTCACCCCATTGGTCAGAGCCTTTACCAATTTGATAATCTCCCTGCCCTTTCATATACTTCTGACCATGCTGATTGTAGTTCAGACCTCTCTTCTTGCTAAAGTTATAAACATCGTCTGAGCTATATCCTGCATCCATCATTCGTTTGATGTCATTCTCACCAATCGATGCATCACCACCATAATACTCTTCAATACCTTCTTTATATTTAATGCCACTCAAATCTTGACCGTACTGATTATTGGTTGCGTAGTCTTCTTTATCAAAATTTGCTTGAGCAGATGCCCTATGTTCATTAGGGGTGCTATCCATAGCTTTTTCAAGCTCTTCCCCTGCCATACGTTTCTTAGCCATGCTGCTATCTATAAATCAAAGCTGTCCCTATTGTAGTCTAATTGTAAATTACCTCGTCTCAATAATCCTCCCATTGTTAGCACCATACTGTCTACAGCATCATCATGAGTTGTCTGTCCAAAGTTAAGTAGCTCTTCTTCTAGTACATCCCACTTACGCCACTTGTTCCATACCACTCGTTTATGTTCGTACAAACCAAGCACACCTCGCAGTCTTGCTAACTTGTCACCTTTAAATCCTTTGACTGGTGACATCGTCAGATTGTATAAAGCACGGTTGTCCAACATGATTCGTTTGAAGTCTCCTTCAAATGAGTTTTGATATGCAACAGCTTCTGGCCATATCATGCACGGTGACATCGTTGGGAAGTACTGCCCCTCGTCATTCTCTTCAAGGATGTTCCAGTCAGCTAACATCTCACACATAATGTCTATCTTCTCTAGGTTGCCGAGAGTACGTGCACGTCTCTGGTCAATCAGATATATCTTCCCGTCTTTGATACCACCAAGTGTCATGACGGTCCAGTCATTCTTTTCTTTAAGACCTGCACTGAGGTCCATTCCAATACCTAGGCAGTCATAGTCTTCTGGCACTTCTGCTTTAACAATTAGCTCAGGTGAGATACCCACATCAGCTGACTTAACTGCTGTGTTGAGATACTGGTATGCAAATGCAACACGGTCTTCACTCTTACGTTCGTTTAGATATTTCATAGACCAGAACTCTGGCCAATACGAACGTTGTCTGCCATCACCATCAGTGATGACTGCTTTTTGGATTATCTGCTTCCAGTTGTTCTTAGGTACGAATAAGGTGGCATGAATGTCGTCAAAGTGAAAACGGGTACCCAAGCATATAGCCCTTGCTCCTTGAAACATCGTCGGTGCAATAACATTAGACCATGTCTGTTCCATCTCACGGCGAATATCCGGATTGTTGATGGAAGCTGCCGACTTGATAGGGTCATCGATAAGCACCAACTGGGATCTTTTTGAAGTAATGGCTCCTTTGAGACCCCCACACGCAATTGTGAAAGCTTCTTCCCCTGCTGTATCAATCCCTGCAAAGTCATAGTCAATACTCCAATATTCATCTGAACGTTTAATCTTTGAAAGCCTCACCATTGGGAATATCTCTCTGTACTTATTGCTTGTAAGAATGCCTTTGATGGTTGCCGACTTTGCTCGACTGATATCAACCATGTATGCGATGTACAGAATACGCAGCATCTGTTTAGCAGCAGCGTGTCTACCAATCATCCATGCTGCAAACAATCCCAGGACTGTAGATTTAGCAGAACCACGTGGTGCAAGGATTGCAGTATTCGGTCCACCTACTCCTAATAGACATTCAGTATCCTCGCCTGTACATAACTCTGTGTGCCACTCCAGCATATGATTTGCAGGAGCTTTTCCCATATATACACAGAAGTCTTTGAAGTCGTCTCTTGCTCTTAATACTTCTGGTGATGGTGGCTTGACAGTTACTTTTGTTGCTGTCATTAAGGCAGCACGTTTAAATGCTAATGCGCTACTTGCAATTGCCATACTGTTAAACTTTTGTCTTTAGTCTAACGGCTAGTATCGTCCCTCGGCATATCTTTGAGCAATCCTATCTTCTGCTCTTGATTTTGCACGCATAATAATTCCACGCTGTCTATCTTCCTCATAGGCAATACCAATTGCTTGAGCCATAGCTGCTGCTTCTTCTGCGCGGTCACCCATAAAAAATGATTCAACACCTGCACCAGGAATAGATGGCAGTCGTTGCTGCAGCGTTCCTTGTAAACGAATACGAGCAACACTCAAGTCAGGTGTGTTTGTCAGTAACTCAGGTAGTAGCAGCTCTAGGTCATCCATTTGTTACCTCTGCATAGACCTTCGCCCACACGGCATTGATTGCATTCTCCATAGGTTCTGCAAACTGTGGGTCATCTTTAAAGATGGATGTAATCTCACGCATCACTCTGTCAGCACCAGCAAGGATGAGACCACGCTTATCGGTTGTCTTATTCATTCGGTCGGACGTTTCAATATGAGACCGAAGCTCTTTCTCCAACGCTGCAAGCCTTGCACAACCATTGTCACCTTTGATTTCTCCTGCGGTAATTGCCATTCGAAGCTCTTGTATATCGGAGTGAAGAGCAGCAATCTCACTATTAAGGATTTCACGTCGGTTCAGTTTCTTGTACTTCATCTTCACCCAACGTGCTAAATCGTTAAATGTACCTGGATACTTCAGGATGCCTGCATATACCCAAATTTCAATAATGCTTGGAGTGACGTCAGCAAATTCTTTGAAGTCTTCTGACTCAGCAGCAGGAAGCGTATCTAGCCATTGGTCTACATAGGTGATGTATACCTTGCCACCAGCTTGTTTGGTTGAAGCAGTCATCAGAATGCCCTCGCCATGGTACGTGATTTAGCACTTTGACGATTAGATTTATTAGCTTCAATCTTGTCACTCTCTTGTAGCGTCTTACGGTCCTCATCTCCTTGAGCACCAATCTTGCGGACGTCTTGGTCACCTTGTCCAGCAATCTTGCTCATATCTACTGAGCCTTGAGCAGCGATAGACAGTCGATCTGAGTTACCTTGTGCTCCAATCTTGGTGACATCAGCTTGGCTTTGTGCGCCAATGTTTTTACGTGCTTCGGAACCTTCAGTAAGAATGTTTTCTTTCTCCCGCTCACCTTGTGACTTTTGTTGTGTTGTGATGTTAGTTACATCTACATCACCCTGTGCACCAATCTTCGTGACATCAACTTCACCTTGAGCGCCAATCTTGCTGATATCAACTTTACCTTGTGTATTGATGTTCATCCGGTCTTGCTCACCTTGAGAGCCAATCGTCAGTCGGTTCTGCTCACCGTCAGTGACACGTGTCAGCCTATCTTGCTGACCCTGTGCTCCAATGTTTAGACGTTGCTGTTCTCCAGTAGCGGCTAACATCCCTAGATCACGTCCGTGCTGTGCATTAGCAAAGTCATTCTCAAAGTTAAATTGAGCTTCCATGGATTGCATTCCATAGTTAAACTCATTCTTCATATTTGACGCTTGGTTCCTTTGCTCCAGGTCTGCCTGGTGCGTCATATTCTCTTGTGCTAGCGATGAGTTATGCGTAGACAGCTGCTGAGCCAGCATTGCATCAAATCCAGACTGCACCATATTGCCTTGGTATGCTTGCTTCTGTGCATTTAGACCAGGGTCACTTCCGGCTTCTTGACCGTAGAAGTCATTCATAATGCTCTGGAAGTTGAACATACCTCCTTTACTCTTGGCCATAGTATCTACGTTGAGTCATACCTTATTGTATCTATTCTAATTCCTTACAATAGTGAAAGGTAATGCACATTAGATATGCGGTTTGCTTCTATCGGTGGTCAAAGTAATTATGCACAAGCTGGTAAGGCTGTAGCTAATGATGCCGCTAAAACATTTGACGCAGCACGTAAAAACTCAGTTGACTTTGGTGGACTAGCTCAGGCAGCTATGAAAGTAAGGTCTAATGAAAAGATTGCTTCTATGAAAGCAGCAGCTACTGTCACTAAATCTTCTATTGATGCACAGGCATACGGTAAGGTTAAAGACGCTAAACGAGATGCTGCAAAGAGTGGTGTAATGCGTAAAGCTGGTGGCCTTATCGCACTAGGTGTTGGTGGACTTGCAGAGAAATCAGAGAAGCGTGATTACTCTTTGTATGACAAGAAGATTGCAGGTATGAAAGCTAAAAATGATGCCGATAGAGCCACAATGGCTGGTATTGATACTAGTGGTAAGAAGGTAGAAACTTCTAGTACTCCTACTGCTAATACTGGTGGTACAGCTGCTTCTAGTGCTAGCACTACCGCAGCTACTGGTGTTGCTGGTGATGGCAGTGGTTGGGCTCGTATGAGTAAAGTTATTAAAACAGGCGAAGGTACTCTTGGTGATAAAGGCTATACAACTCAATTTACTGGTAAACAGTTCTCTGATATGAGTAGACATCCTGCACAGATTAACTCTGCAAATGGTTTAAGTTCAGATGCAGCTGGTGCATATCAATTCTTGTCTACTACTTATAATCCTGCCGCTAAAGCACTTGGTATTACAGACTTCTCTCCTGAAAGCCAAGAGAAGGTTGGTAAGTATCTAGCGCAGAAGCGTGGGATGAATACTGATATTGTTCACACAGATAAAGCTTCTTTCTTAAAGTCACTTGATAAGATTGCACCTGAATGGGCAAGTATGCCAACTATTAAGACAGGGACTTCATACTATGGTCAAGGTGGTTTAACACCTGATGAAGCTTGGAATATCTATAACTCTTAAACAGCAAACGCAGCACCGAGTGAAGACAGTCCAGCAACTAGTGCTTGGATTGATTCACGACGACGGTTCTTCTCATCCTTACGGTCTGCACGTTCCATAGACTCACGACGGAACATCAGCTCATCAGCACGAGCTTCACGTGCATCAATACGGTCTGCTAAACGGTTCTTATCTGACTGTGCCATTTGTGCTCGGGTGAGCTCCATTTGATCATTGCCTTGCTGTTGACTAAGCAAGAAATTTCTTTGATTATTTGCTTCTGTAGATGCCAATTGTGCAGTCAGAGGCTCCATGCTGCGTGAATGGTTTACAGCATCACGTTCTTTTGTTTTTCCTTCTTCTAATCTTCTAATGGCTGACTGCACAGCTCCTTTGCTTGTTTTGTCATAATCTAAATTCAACTCGCTTTCACTATATCCACTATCTTCGCCATACCTTTTTCCTGCTGCACGAGACCTTGTAGTCTCCATTTTTGTTTGAGCAGCGTCTAATTCAGTTTGACTTCTACCAAACAAGCTATCCATAAAGGTAGCTTTTACTTTCCCACTTACTGGGTCTTTCTCTCTGCCACTAATTACTCCTTCAGCATCTTGACCGAAGAAGCCCATAAAATCGTCATATCCGTTTCTAGGCATTAGTCACTCTGTGTAATCTCTTTATCTATTTTACACAGCTGCGAGAGCTTGTTTTGCTTCAAGTCTCGTCAGTCGTGTTTCTAGTTGTTGATTAGCACGCACCAGCAGTCCAATCAGATCTGTTGTGTCGATACAGAGCTTACCAATACTCTCGTCGTAGTAAGTGGCGTCAGGTACTACTTCCTGGAACTCTTGTGCAATAAACCCGTGATGCATACGCTCTGGGCTTGAGCTGTACTCTTCTTTATAGAAGAAGGTGACAGGACGCAAGTTACGCAGAGTCTCTAGTGCATCATCAATCGTATCTACTGTGTGCTTCGTAGTCTCATCACTCAGACCAATAGCAGCACTAGCGATGCTACCAATAGCACCGAATGCACTACCTGTCTTACTGGCACTGGCAGCCTTCTCTGCTGCTTTAACTTGTGCCTTAGCTTGAACACTTGCAGCTACTACTTGTGCTTCTGCCTGCATTGCCGCTTGCTTTTCAGCAGACCTATTAGTCATTGCATCAGCAGCAATCTGGTCATACTTTGGTGATGTCTCACGGATGCTTCCAAAGGTATCTCCTGTACTTACAGCACTCGCAGCTGAACCTGCATTGCTTCCTACCCCGCCTGAACTTAATTGAATAGGTGAAAACTTACCTGCAAATCTAGTCATTACATCAACGTATTGTTTTCTTTATTGTACTGTCTTTCATTCTCTTCTTTATTGCGACGACGGCGTTCACCTTCAATTAGATGGCCTCCGATTTGACCTGCAGCTAATCCTGCAAATCCTCCTAGAATTCCACCTTTAAGTGGCCGCCTAGATGCAACACCTGCAGCACCACCTGCTAGTGCTGATGCAAAAGGTACAATTCCAGTTGTTACAGGAAGGCTTCTACCAAGAAATTGTAATTCAGGTCCATGGATACCTTCGTCTGTTGTTTTAATTGCACCACCTAATATTGTTGTATCACCATCAGTGGGATTCCAGTCTTCTCTTTTGTCATACTTAAATGCTTGATATCTGTTGTACTCATCTTTACTTACATCAGGTCGTACTTTTTTGAATTCATCATATGGGAGTAAATTGCCTGTACGTCCCATGAAATATTTAAGTGCTACTTCTCCCAGTACGTTTTCTGTTTTGCTGGGATCTTCTTCACTAGGAATAGCAGCTTTATAGCCTTCAGCGCCACCAAAAGGTGTCATTAATCCTAGTCCTGTATTGATAGCTACTCCGGTGGGAACAGATAGCCAAGGTAAATGGCCTGATTCAAAGTTCCGCTCTTGATAAACTGCATCCTTACCTTTACCAGCAATACTTACTCCTCGTTTAGGTATCGCTTTCCCATCTACCATTTCTATAACACCTTGCTGTAAAGCCTGACTTTTGTTAGCAACTCTTAAAGGCACGTCAGGAGCCACAGCATTCATAACAGTGTGTTTGCCATATAGATTTAGAGGCCCATCACCATGAGCCATTTTATTAAATCTTTTTTGAACTCCTTCATTAATTACTTCTGCACTTGCTTGTGCTGCATTAAGCAACCAATAGAATTTACGTACTCCGTCTTGTGCAATATCATTAGCAACTGCCGCTCCCATCTGTCCAGCTCGATAAGCAGGTGATTGCGATTGATCTAATCCCAAATCCATTTCACGTTCTGCTTTTAAACGTGCAGGATTTGCTTGTCCAGCGGCTTCTTTGATTTTATTTCCTAAATGCCAAGCACCAGCCATTTGCTCGATTTTTGGTGCGTCTGGCTGGTGACCATCTAATTCAAGCTCACGATAATGAGCTTTACGTACGTCTTCAGGACCGATACCTAAATCATTCCTAAAACCTGCTTTTGCATCTCCTAGGTTTTTTAGTAGTCCTGCAAATCTTCCAGCCATTGTCTTTAGCCCAGTAAGTCAGTTTGGTTGTATCCGCCAATTCCTAGCTGTGCCAACATTTGACGTTCAATCTCTTGTCTATATTGCTGATCACCTTCTTGCTGTAGTTTCTCCCACGGTGTTGTTCCTCCACCCTTGGCTCGTAATACTGTGTCGGATACCATTTGACCTCCCATATCTCCTACTAAGTTGCCTCCAAGCTCAGCACCCATTCTTGCTAACGGGTTGTTCTTATGCTTACCTAGCGCCGACACCAGCCCCACGCCGCCCATCGCGCCACCCACGCCTGTGCCTACGCCTGCGATTAGCTTGTCGCCTAAATCACCTGGTGTCATGGCTCCTTGATAGATACCAAATGCAGCATCCATTCCAAAATTCTGCGCCAACGTAGTTGGTGTTACTCCAGCTGGTCCCATGTAATCAGCAAGGGCTTTGCCTGCAAACTTCTTAGCTCCTTGTGCAGCAGTCCCAATAGCTGAACGTGCGGCTAAGCCTTTACCCATTGCAGCTGGAACTAAAGCACTAGTTCCTGCTTTAGCTGCACCCATTCCTGCTAATCCTTTTGCAAATAATCCAGCCTTTGCCAATAATGGTCCTGCTGCTGCTAAAAACGGCATCTATCTATTCCTGAGGCGGTACTCCCATTTTAGCGGCATTCCATTGCATACCTTGATTGGTAGTTGCGAACATCTGCATCCAGTTAGCAGTACGCTTTTGTTCTTCTGGATTCGTCATCATTTCCATTGCACGAGAACCAACTTCACCTGCCATACGCTTGTTTGATTTAGACAAGTCACCAGTAGGTGTTACTTCAGTCGTGCCGTTAGTTGATGCAAAAGAGTTAGGTGTTTCACGTGACTTCTGTTGGTTCAGTCGTCCGTTCTGGATATCCTTTTGGTTAAATTTCATTGGTACTGCTCCTGTTCACGTTGGTCACGTTCGCCACCAATCAAAGCAGCTAATCCTGCGGCAGCACCTGCGGCGGCAGCCGCGCCTCCAAACCGCTTACGAAGGTTCTGACGTTCGATGCCACGACCAATCTCACGGTTTACACGTCCTTTCCTGCTCTGATAATCAGGGGAGAACCTGAACTGGTCGCCTGGTGGGTTATTGACAGCCCTCTCAGGAGTTAGCTGATTCAATGCAGCTTTTATATCAGGAGTAATGTTTCTTGGACTTCTACCTGGCGGTAGTGCTAACTGCTGCGCTTGTGGGTTAGGACGTCCTGCAGATTCCATACGAGCAGGTCCTGTGCCAGCCCAAGGGTCAGGTGCAATTGACGGAGCTACTCGTGATTCTTGAATAGGCTGTTTAGGAGACATTGGTTGAACTGGTGGCACATTGACTTGTGTCACGTTTGCAGTGGGGAATCCAGCCCCTTGTCCACCACGTTGTGGACGGATTTCAACAATCTGTTGTCCTGCTGCTCTACGACGCCGTCCTTCCTCTCCTGCAAGGAAATTAGCCTCTACCTGTCCAGCTTTATCGGCATTCTCTTTACCGAAACGCCGTACACGTTCTGGACGTCCCATTTGGCGTACTTCACCACGGATGAAGTTGGCACGAGGTACTTCACCTTTTAATGCACCTTGAATTGCCATTTGTGCATCGCCACGAGCAGCATCTGCTCCAGCAATTGCATTAGCAGCTTCTGGTAGCAGAATCTTCTGTCCCTGAGCATCTTGGGTATAAAGCATGCCCGCTTCGTCCAATTGACGTACTACATCTTCAGGTCCGATGTTTGCAAGCTCAGCACGTACTCCTTGAGCATCTTTACCGCGTCCTACCTTCTCATTCTTAATAAGAGCTAATGGGACACCAGCATCGGGTCGCATATTGGGATTATTGCCGTAAACCTGCACACCTTTACCAATACCGCCTGGTACACGCTCTGCAAACATCTCAGCGCGGGTAGCGTTCGGTCCACCTGCAATACCTTGCATTTCTACTTGGTTCATAGCGTTTGCAAGACGCTGAACCTCTCCATCTGCGTAACGCAGCTTATAAAGTACTTCTGAGATTCCTGGATTGTCAGTAAAGACCATTTTGCCAGCTTCTCTGTCAAATCGTCCTAATCGCTCACCTTTAGCAGCAGCTTGACGGATTACAAAGTCTGCAGCCTGCTGTAGTTCATTAACGTTACGGACTTCTGCTCTTGGAACGTTTACTCCCATTCCACGCAGCCTGTCAGCAAACAATTTACCTTCTTCAAGGATTCCTACTTGTGGGAAGCCAAAACTATCTCCACCTTCACGTCCGAAGTCAGGGAGGTTGTCAACCATCCACCTTTGTTGCCTAGGAAGAGGTCCTTGTGGTGCATTTACTGCTTGAGCAGTGTCAGGAGTGTTTACTGGCTTGACGAACTCAACTTCTCCAGCAGGTCCACGGTCTTTAACGTTTCCGATGTTCCGAATCTCGTCCATCTCGTCAAGAATCCGTTGACCACGCTGGTCTCCTTCTCTTCCTTGCCTTTCTGCACGCCTGATGGCTGCATCTTCATTAACCATCTGCATAAGTGGGTCTTGACCACCTTTGCCTTCTAAACCTGCACGAATTTCAGCTTCTGCTTTGACACGAGCATCAATAGGCATTGCTCGGACGGGTTGATTCCATCCAAACTCACCACCGAAGCGATTGTTCAATTCAGCAGCGACAATTTGGTCAATTTCGCCTGTATTGAACGGACGAGCATCAGCAGCGACTAAACCAGCAGCTAATTTACGCTCATTCTGTAATCCAACCTTGCCTGGCTGATTATCTTCTTCCAAACGCTCAATTGCTCTACCCATTCCTGGGAATGCGGCAGTTCCAAACTTTTCTTGTCCTCTTTTGAGTTGTGCGAGTGCATCAGCTACTCCACGACCGGGTGCACCAGCTCCTGGGTTAACTCGAATCTCTCTATCGCCTGCAGGACCACCTAAATTCTCTGCATCCAAGAATCCACGCTTTCTACCTTCAATTCCTTCAGCAACTTCTTCAGGTGCAAGAAATTCTTCAGGTAAAGCACCGGCTCTTACCTTTTCTTCTCTAACAAGGATGTTCCTACCGCCATTTCTACCTGGTTTGGCATCAGCAGGACGGAAATCGTCTTGAGGGCGGCGAGCTTCGCCTACTTTACGTCCTCTATCGTCATATGCCTGCTCAGGTGCTTCACCAAACGGATCTGGAGCATTATCTTCTGCTCTTACTTCTTTAATTCCACGTTCTCGTAGATGTTGCTGGAGATTAAACGTTTCTTCAGGAGATAATCCCAATGTTTTACCAGCAGCAGCCTGTTCTGCACCTAATCGCAGCAGATCAGAGGATAATCCGTTAGATTCTAAAGTCACATCTACATATCAAACCTGTATCTATTGTAGATACTTTTATATCACTATATATCTCTAACGACGCAGCATTTTGGCGTATGCATCACCATCTGCTAGTGGGCCTACTCCAGATGTTTTGTATTTAGCCTGCTGTGTCTGCAGATGCTTGCCATATGCTTCACCATCAGCTACAGGTCCTGCAGTATTACTAACTTTGTCTTCGTCATAGCTAGCAATGCCGTTGTCAACGATTTTAGTCACGTACTTGTCCTTCATATCTTGGGCAGATAGACGTCCTGACTTGTAGCCACGGATATCATCCTTATTATCTACTGTAATAAAGTCATTCTTACCATCGGGAGTGGCATTTGGGTTGACCATACGGTGTTGACCACCTGCATATGAGATTCCCATCTGCGATTCCATGTTTCGCAGCCCCTGCAAGCTGCTTTCACCGCTAAAGAATGCTTTACGACGGTCCATATCAAAGCCAGATGTTGCTGGAGCTTCGGATTTACCGCTGAAATCTGCACCACCGTACTTTCTGTCCCACTTTGCTGCTTGTCGTGCACCAGATGGGCGCTTTGGAATGGATTTTTCTACTACTTGTCCCGCAGCTTCTACATTTTTGGCGAATTGTTCGCCATCTACGATTGGTCCGACGCCAGTTACTGCGCCAGGTTTCTGCATTTCTAGATTTCTGGCGTATTCCGCGCCATCTGCGATGGGTCCAACGTTGGCATAAGGGCTTTGGCTGGATGCAGGCAGCTGTGTTGAGTTAAATGGGTTGCGCATTGTGTACCCATCAGACAATAAGGAGTTGGCTTCCTTCATTGTCATAGGAGCAGGACTAGTGCTGGTGCCTTTCTGCACCACACCGGTAGGACTTACACGCTGTTCGCTGCCGAAACCAGCACCGGCACGATGTGTTTCTGCTTTTGCACCAGCTTGTTGTTCTGTTTCCTTGTAATCAGCAGGCAATCCTCTTGTCATTCCAGGCAAAGTGACGCTGGAATCGTATGCACCAAGGTTTTGATTAACGGTTGCAGGCAGGGCTCCATAAATTGCTCCACCATTTCCTGGTGTTGTAGGTCGCTCAGGGTTCTGCGTTGGATTTTCTACTTGAGTAGCTTTACTAGGAACTGCTTTAGGAATACCATCTAAGCCAATCTCATATTGTGGCCTTACTTGTTTAATTTTAGTAGAGCGCACTTTAGGCGTATATGTTGAATCTGTCCCGTAATAATATGGACTATCTTTACCAGCTGGTTTAGCTACATACCTTTCAGCCATTTGTCTACTCTTATGTATATCTATTCATTCTATAAAACTTCGCCTGTGTTCTCACGACTGGCACGTTCCATTGCGATTGCATCATTTGGTGGCAACTTAGGTGGAGAAGCAGGGCTGTCGTCAATAGCAGCTCCACCTCCTACACCCAAGCACTTCTGCAAGGTCTCATTCCACTGGTACCCAGGCTTACACATCACCTTATTGATTTGTTCCTGACGACTTACATTCATGGTCCAGTGTTTCTCATTCTCCCCCATTCTATAAAAACTACGTTGCTACGCTAAGCTACGTTCTCTCTATACCTTTCTAAATTAATTACATATGGGGGCTAGGGGGGTATTAATAAATAGGTATATAGAAAACTACGGTAGTTAGCGTAGTTTCTGTAGTTTTTCGGCTGACTCCAAATCTGCCGTTTTATAAGCACCGCTGTTTCTTCTCATTAGTGTCCAACAACGCCGTACGCTGTAGCGGTAGTGATTGTGGAAAACTATTAAATTATTGTAATAACATTTAGCCTGCTTTCTGCCCTGAAAAAGCACCCTATAGGGGGCTAAAAGTGCTACAAAATTTGTGACGGGTCTAATACCCTCTGTACCCGAACTGTCGGTCGAACAAAAAAAAATAACTAGTGTTACACACGCTCGCTTCGCTCGCTTGTTAACAACTGTTGTTCGCTCACGTTGTGAGCTCACGTTTATCTTTTGTTCACGCAAGTTTACGAACTCGAGAATGATTCTCATTTGTAATGATAATGGTTCTCATTGTCGTTCGTAATCATCTTGCGCTCACATTTGTAACCACACATTAACTTCGATATCTAACTGCCGTTGATATCACACGTTCATATTGTTGTGTGTTACTTAAGTGAACCCTTGTCTACACGTGAGGGTACCCCTCCTACCTCACCCACCTCGCACCATATCTGGTGCTCTTTACCTTTGTACTTTTATATTTAATTACTATGACTATTGAACGTCCTGTTGGCGCTGAACGCCGTAACGAACTAGGCAAAGGCTTACTCGGAGCGAGCATCGGCTTTGCTGTACTTGGTCCCATCGGCGCTGCCGTTGGTGGCTTCATTGGTGCATCTATCGGATGCTCTGAAGATAACGAGCGTAAAGCTCGTAATGACCAAGAGTTCTAACTACATTCCCCTCTAACGAGGGGTTTATCTTTTTGTACAATTTCTTTCAAGTAATTGCTTGCACATGTATGTGTTTCTTTTACTTGATTGCTTGTTGTCAGCACCATTCTTTATATCTAAATCATTATGTCTAACAATCCTTATGTCAATCAAATCATGGAGCAGACAGGTATGTCTGAGCGTGAAGTCTTTGCTTCCGCTGCTCCAATGCGTCCAATGACTTTCCCTTGTGAAATTCACGGTCGCACATTTGAAACTCACAATGAGTACATCAATGCTATGCATGAGTTTCTCGACTCTATGTAACTACCTTCCCTCCTAACGGAGGGTTTAGTTCACTGTGTTCTTATAAATGTATCTAATGTTCAAATCACTTCTTGCCGCTTCAGCTATCGCCCTTGCTACTGCAATGCCTAGCTTTGCTGCTCCTTCTACGTGTTGGTTATCACCTAATACACGTAGTAACGGAAGTATCCCAGCTCAGACCTGTGACGTACATCACCGCGTTAACGCTAATGGCCACAAGGTTATTGACGTTTACACACCAGTTGATGGTGTCACTATGACTGTCATTCTCTGGAAGGATGAGAACCATGACCCTGAATACGCAGAGGTTATTGGTTCTAACGGTGTACGTGGCATCATGAGCTATCGCTTCGATAACTCTGGTGACTTACACCTCTTCAACGATGCTGCTGAAGCATACATTCGTCTTTGATACCTATCCCTCCTAACGGAGGGTTTAGTTCACTGTGTAATTTATCAATAACATCATGAACGTACTTGCAACTGTGAGTAAGACCACTAAGGGTCACACCACTACCTGGCGCTTCTGCGAGGTAGCTGGTACATACTTCGCTCTTCGCGATAACAACAAGGTTATCTCTTGTAAGAGCAAGGATGATATGCGTTCACTGTATCAACAGTTTACGACTAACAAGAAGTATGGGTTCACACCCGTTCTTGTGTGACCACAGTATTGCACCCTAACGGGTGCTTTACTTCACTGTACTTTTTATCTGGACAACATGTCAGAACTTCTTACTGCTTACTCTGAGTACCTCGAACGTATGTTCGTGAAGTCAGATGAACTAGCAACAGTGGACCTCTTCACTGTGCCTACAACAGTCAACCTTCCTCTACTGGAGGAATGGGCTGATGTGGACTGAGGTACTGCGCCCTAACGGGCGCTTTATTTCTTTATGCCTTTTACAAGGCGTTGTTCTATGCATTAACTCTCATGATTCGTATTCCTGGTACCACTATGTCTCTCCGTCTGTTCGACGACGTCGCAACAGTGGATGAGCAGTACAACATCGTTGACGTAGGTATCCAATACGAAGACGGTGCTATTGACAGTCTCGCTGTAGGTGGTTCATTCCACTCACTCAAGCGTGCTGTTAACAATATGAACTCTAACGCGGACGCTGCTGCCACCGACGTGGCTTCCTGAGCGTCTCGCCTCCTCCCTTAACCGGGAGGTTTATTTTTTTGTTCCTCTACAACTGACCAAGCACAGGTTTCTCTGATGCGTAGTCGTATAACCCTCCCGTTAACTCTGCTAACTGCATACCTGCTGCGGTTAACCCTGCTGCTGGGATGACATACCGGACTGTTGCAGACGCTGCTGGCATTCCTAACTGTGCAGCTCTGTCAATCATCCTAGGTCCACCTGGACGGTCAATCTCCGGTAATCCATATGTAAGCGGTGTTCCTATAATTCCACCTGCCATACCCCTACCTACGGACATCATTGAGCCGTCGGGGTTGGACGGTATTACTGCTTCCCTAACTCTATGGGCATATTGGTCATCAAATGACCGTAATCGTTGCCCAAGATTGCCCAACATCTCCTGTAGTTGTCGTCCTTTTGACATACTATAGATACACATACTTATCCCTATTGTATGAGTATGGGCGCATTAAGAAATCATTAAGACTGATGATACTTTTCCTCTTCCTTATCTCCCTCTATCCCTACCCTGTAGTTGAAGCTGACCCTCATTACTGTTATGAAATAGCCGAAGAGCTACGAATAGCTACAGAAAACGAGGTAATTACAGATAAAGAAGCAGCTCGCCTATTAGAGCGCTGTCCTTTACATACATAACAGCCTTCCGCCTCACATAAACGGAATATTTAACCTAGATTATTACTGTTAACGATATTACTTATGTCTATTGAATGGGCCGCTGGCCTGTTCGAGGGCGAAGGTACTATTACACGTGATAAACGATGTTTGTCGTTTGAACTTAAGATGCATTTAACTGATTTAGATGTATTACACAAGCTACAAGCAACCCTAGGGTGTGGTTCTATCCACCCTTGCCGTACTACTCAAAAGCACCATAAGCCTATTTGGCGTTGGAGAGTATCTAATCGCAAAGATATCTATCGTGTACTTAGTTCATTCCTTCCCTATCTCGGACTTCGCCGAAGCTATAAAGCTATTAATGTACTTGAAGATATAGAACTTCTTGCACCCTATCGGGTGCTGTAGTTGTTTGTGTCCTTATTATTGCCTATGAATGCAATCAATGTTACCTCTGTACACCGCTTTAACAGTTGTACTCCACCTTGAAGTCCCGTCCTTCCCGGTAGTTCTTCTGCCATTTATATTTCCATCTGAGGAAATCAATGTAGTAGACGACTACCTCCCTCATAGCAAGCTATGATTATCTTATGCAAGTAAATATCCCTCCCATGATTACTATGAATGACCGGGTACTCTCCAAGTTGAAAGACGAATATGCTGAAGCTGTTGTGGAAAATATGACACAACGTCAAGCTTTCTCCTACCTACGTCAAGTAATTTATAACGACGTAAGTGTACTTGGCTCCGAAGATGTCAAACGTAAGATTATTAAAGCTTTCGGTGAAGACAAGTACCAAGAGATGCTTGAAGACGCCTCTAAATAGGCCCTATTAATAGAAACAAGCAGCCATTGCACCCTAACGGGTGCTTTAGCTGTAAATGTCCTTTGAGAATATCTCATGACTACGTCTACAGAACTTCGTTCTTTCCCACCTGTTACTGATTCAATTGATTTCATCAAGCAGGTGGACTGGGCTGACGTCCGTCGTCGTTGCAGAGCCGGAGTTAACAACTGCGGTCTCGTTATCGCCGTCATTGGCGAGAAGATGCACGACCTCGGTGTCTTCCTAGCCGAAGTCTGACCTACCTGGGGATAACAGTGAGAAATTGCGCTTGAACGCGTTTAAGCTCGTCAACCCCAGTGTGTACATTGCTCCCTAACGGGAGCTTTGTTTTTATGTGTTTATTAACTTCTTATGTTTAACATTATTCGTGCTGGCTTTGCTGTACGCTCTCACACTGAAGTATGGAATCACATAAAATCAACAATGATTGATGCAGGAGTTACTTTTCCTCTTCAATCTAAAGACTATATTAAGTTTGCAACTATGTTAAATGCCTCTATGAAGGCTTTACCTCATGCACCTTGGACTAAAGCTGATTATTCTGAACCACACATGCTTAATGCATTGTGGGTCAATATTGAAGCCGAAGTTGGACTTAACCTTGTAAAAGTTTGTGAATGCGCTTCTATTCAGATGAATACATTGTCTGATAGCGAAATTCTACATAATCTGCAACAAGGTTATGCAACACAAGACTCTATCTAATCATTGCCCCCTAACGGGGGCTTTTCTTTTGTGTGCCCAATATATAAAGAAGCATGAGCCTTATCCTCGCTAATTACTTGATAAACAAGCAGCGGCGTTACATCCGTGTAGCTAAGCAAACAGCTCATCGGTGACAGCCATTGCACCCTAACGGGTGCTTTTGTTTTTCATGTTTTTATCTTCAGTTCGTCTATGTCCGTTACCTTCGACTTCCAAATCATTAGTGACACTCAAGTCCCTGGAATTTCGTTGGTTATGGCTCAAAACGAAGATGCCTTCAGCTACCTCACGGAAGAAGAGGACCTCGCCTATCTAGCAGATGGCTCTGTTCCTCTTGCAACTGACCAAGTCGGTGACTTCATTTCTGACGCTGAGCATGCACAGTTGTGCT